TGCCCAGGATCCGTGACGCCGTGCCCGTGGCTCTGGTAATCCTGCGCCTGCGCGCTACCAATCCCTCGCCCAGAATCCACGCCACGGCTGTCATCCCAACCGCGCACGAACTCGCCGCGCAGATCAGGGATTGTGAATGTCGTGCTGCCATTGCCAGGCCCGAATTGACCGGCCTGCTTTGCACCTTCGCTGGCGGCGAGGTTGCCGGATGCCTGAGCCCATGCCCACAGCCTTGGGTAGGTCGTCCGGCTGATCGCTGCACCGTTGGCCTTGAGCCAGCCGGCGGGGGCTACGTTGCCGGCAAACTGCATGACCGCGCCGGCGGGGATGCCGATGTCGCCTGGCAGCTCGTACCGCTGGCCATCGGCAACCGCCGGCACATCGAGCTCCACATAGCCGCTCGTTGCACCCTGAAGCCTGACGCTCATTTCCCGCCTCCCAGGATCGCAGCTCGCAGCTCATCCACCGTCACGCCGATCCTCGCCAGCTTCTCTGCCAGCGTAGGCGGTGTCTCCGGTGGGGTTGTCTCGGTCTCCAGGATGCCGTCGCGTAAGGTTGAGCGCTGCGCACCATCGGGCGACTGGAACTGCAGGTGCAGTCCGTCGATGCCGCCATCACCACCCAGTCGAAGCGCCATCAGACCACCACCCACACAGAGCCTGCGCTGATCGTCACCGTGACGCCTGACGCCACGGTGATCGGCCCGGCGCTGATCGCATTGCGTCCCGTCGGGATCGTGTAGTTCTGAGTCACGGTCTGTCCGTTCTCTTGGAAAATCTGGTCGCTGCCGCCGCCGGTGGCGCCCTGCCCCAGGGTCAGCCAATCGGTGCCGCTCCAACCCTCGAAGGCGCCGATCGAACTGTTGAACCGCACGCCAGCGCCAGCTGCCGGAGCAGCGCGCTGCGCCGTGGTGCCGATCGGGATCGCCCATGCACCGGTGGCGCTGGTGCTGCTCGCGCCGCTGTAGCCAACCGCCGGCAGGCTCACCGTGCCGGTGAACGTGGGCGACGCCAAGGGCGCATAGGTGCTGCTGGCAGCCAAGGCCTTCAGGTAGCCCTGGCCGATCACGAACGCTGTCGTCGCCAGCTGCGTGCTGTTCGTGTCCACTGCTGCGGTCGGCGCAGCAGGCGTGCCCGTGAAGGTGGGCGAGGCCAGCGGCGCCCGGCTGCTGTCGGTCGGGTGGACGTGATCAGCACGCGCAAACCGCGCTGAGATGCCCGCCGTCGCCGTGCCAGCCATCAGCGGCAGCACGGTGCCGCCTTGGCCGATGTAAAACGCCGTCGTCGCCAGTTTGGTGCTGTTGTCGTCAGCAGCCGGCGTTGGAGCTGCAGGCGTGCCGGTGAACGCCGGACTGGCCAGGTTGGCCTTCTGCTGCTCCAGCGCGTTGATCTCGCTGTCCAGCGCATCGAGCGCCGCGCGCAGCCGCACCACATCCTCACTGAGGAGGTTCGCGGCGTTGGGCTTCTGGAAGCCCTGCGTTGCGGTGACGTCGTTGATCGGCATCAGATCACCACCATGCGAAGCTGCCGGACCTGCGGCCTGGCGGCTGCAGTCCCGCTCAGCGTAATCCTGGCGCGAGTGGTGCTGCCGCCAGCGGTGAAGCTGGCGACCGTGAACACCTGCTCAGTCCAGCCATCGCCCACGGCGGAGCTGCTGGTCTGGGTGACCGTCTGCCAGGTGCTGTCGCTCTTCTGGATCTCAACCGTGACGCCAGCACCGCCGGGGATCAGCGACTCGAACGTCACCGACACCTTCGCGCTGGCGGCGCACGGCACCGCGCGGGTGACATAGGTGCCGGTCTCGCCGAGGTTGCCGTAGACCGCCTGGGTGCCGGCGAACAGGTAGGGGCTCTCGGTCGTGGTGCCGCGCAGGACTGCCGACATGGTGAGCGGCACGTTCACGTCCTCAGCCAGCTGGATGCGGGCATTGTCCGCGCCGCGGATCTGCGTGCCGTCAGGCTTGGTGAAGATGAACTCTGCATCGGTCGCCGAGCTGACGCGCTCCACGCCGGCCAGCGCCACCAGATCGGTGATGTCTCCAGCGGCTGCCAGGATCGTGCCGGTGGCGGGCGTCGCCGGGCTGTTGGCCACCGTGTAGGTGAACTGGGTGGTGCTCGACACGGTGACCGTGAAGGCGCCGTTGTAGTCGGTCTGCGTAGCGCCGCTGATCACCACCTTCTGTCCGGTGCTGAAGCCATGCGCCGTCGCAGTCGTCACCGTCGCGGTCGTGCCCGAGCGGGTGATGCTTGACACCGATGCAGCGCGCAGCTGGCCCAGGCTCACCGTCCGGGTGGTGCTGGTGAACGTCGCGCCGTACATGCGGAAGCTGAGGTCTGCTTCCTGCACGGGCGTCCAGGTGGTGGCGTTGGAGCTCTTCAGCAGCGTGCCGATCGTGTACGGCTGGCTGGTGACGAACTGGCCGGCGGCGCTGTCGTACTTGCCCAGCTCCGCCAGCGCGACGGCATGCACCGCGTCATCGGTGAGCAGCACCATCGCGTACTCGACGCCAGCCTGCAGGTAGACCGGCCGGGTGAGGCTGATCTTGTTCCATGCGCCCACCGTGATCGCGCTGCCCTGCAGCACGCCCTCGGCCAGCGTGGTGGCATTGGGCAGCCCCAGCTCCGTCTCCCGGATCTCCAGGAAGACCTTGTTGCTGCTGCTGCCCTTGGCGGTGAACTTGAAATCCACGCCGGTCACATGCCGCCCCGCATCCAGGCGGAACGTCTGCGCCAGCGGGTCGTAGTACCGGGTCTCGATCGTCGTCAGCTGCCGCTGCATCTGCGTGATGATCGTGCCCTCGCCGATGAACCGCGCAGCACCGAAGCTGCCCTGGTTGCCGAGGAACGTCACCCGCTTGGCGCCGACCGGCACGTTCGCGGGGATCGTGAATGAGCCGGTGATCTGGCCGGCGCCGTTTGCGGTGAGTGGCATGGCTTAGCTGGCGGTGACCGTGATGCCGTCGAACTGGACCTGGGTGAGAGTCTCGCCCGGGTCGAAGCCCTCCAGAGTGAAGCTGATCGTGATCGGACGCAGGAACTCGGCCGGCCGCTGGCTTTCGCTCAGCAGCTCCGTCCGGGTCGAGGTGGTGCTCGACTCGGAGTAACGACCGGTCGTGCCCATGAAGATGCGGATCTGCTGCGTCGCTGGTGATGTCCAGATGCTGTTGATCACCGTGAACCGATCAACGGCTGGCGTCAGCGTCACAGCGGCAGGGATTGGATCGAACGCCTGGAATGGGTTGATCTTGCTGCTGCCGGTCTCTCGGGTCTGCTCCAGGATGATCGACTCCGTGTAGGGCAGCATCCAGTCCTGCGCGTTGTTGGTCGGCGCCTGGTAGATCGTCGGCGCGATCGGCAGCTGCAACGTGCCGTCAACGATCGCGGCAGTTTGCGTGATGCCCTGATCGCGCATGTCGTCGTCGATGAACGGATCGACGAACACGCCGCGCTTGCTGCTCGGCTCGCGGCTGCTGATGTCGTTCCGCAGCCGCTCCAGCGCCACCAGGTCGTAGAGGTCAACGATCAGCGACCGCATCCGCTCCAGCTGATCGAACGGGATAGCGCGGATGCCATCGTTGACCACGCTCGGCGTTGCGCCCCAGTTCCATTGGATCGTCGCCAGGCTCAGCAGGCTGGACGGCACCGCAGGCGGCAGCGGATTGAAGCGGGTGCTGATGCCCTTCACGCGGGAGAACGTGCCGTCGCGGCTGATGCACAGCCGGTCGTAGCGGGGCAGCTTCCAGCGGTAGTCGGTCAGCACCAGGCTGCCATTCACAGCGCCGGTCACCGTGACGACGCCGGTCTGCAGGTTGATGCTGTCCGGCGTCACCGTGCCGAGGTACTGGTAGGTGACGGTGTAGGTCGAACCCGGCGCTGGCTCCTGGGCGCCACCGCCAGTCGGGCTCCAGTCCACCTTGTCGCCGTTCAGGAAATAGTCGGTCGGCGTGTGATAGGTGACGCCGCCCTGGGTGATGCTGATGATGCTCAGCACCGACACGTCAGGCAGCGTGTCCTGGCCGCCAGCAAAGCCGCCACGGGTGATCGTCACCGTCTTCTGGCGGGTGATCACCACGTTTTGCACGCTCTCCAGCGGGAAGCGGTTCAGCTGAACCGTCGCCGTGCCGCCGGTGGTGCCGGTGAACACGTCGGGCTCTGCCGACACCAGCTCCAGATCAGGATCCTCGGCGTAGGTGATCCGGCTGGCGGATGCCTTATCGACCTTGTAACCGAAGATGTTGCCGACGCCTTCCTTGATCGAGAAGGTGTTCGAGCCAGCCGAGTAGCCGGTGGCGATCACCGACAGGCCATCGACGATGTAGTTGCCGTTGCTCTCCCGGTCGTACCGGGCCAAGGCCTCGATGAAGCTGTTGTCGCTCGTCGGCTGCTGGTTCAGGATCGAGCCATCTACCACGGTCCAGACCGGGTAGAACACGCCGCTGAGGCCCTCGCCGCTGTGCCCCCAGGTGGGCGTCACGCGCAGGCGGCCAGCGCCGGGCTCGTTGTAGTTCCGGGTGTTGAGTGCAGGATCGCGCAGCGTGGCGTCCTGCACCTCGGTGATCTCTTCCTCGAGGAGGAAGACACCGATCCGCACGATGCCGCTGGTGGGGATCGTGAAGCTGCGCTCCGGCACCGATCGCACCGCGCCCTTGAGGTAGATGCGGCTCGCCGGGCATGTCGTTGCGCCGGTCGTGGTGTTGATCACGGGCGGCGTGCCCTCGATCACCGCGCCATCCCTGAACACCGCGTCGGCGATGCGCTTCAGTCGATCTACCAGGGTGGACTGGATCTCGTTCAGCTCGGCCGATTGCAGGCCCTTGCTGGCGCGGAACAGCAGCTCGTCGTAGCGCAGCGTCGCGTCGAACCGGTTGTAGTAGGCGGGCAGTGTCATGGCAGCCTCAGAAGGTCACGACGAACTCGAACAGCTGGCGCGTTGTGATCTCGCGCACGATCGGCGCATTGCGCTCCAGCACCAGCAGCGTTCCTGGGTTCTGCACCTGCGCAGGCGTCAGGTAGAACTGCCCGGCTGGCACGCCGGCCGCGGCCACGGTGTCAAGGAAGATCGCTCGCTCGCGGATCGTCTCGCCGACGCCATCGGCGAAGTCGAAGAAGAACTTGAAGTAGAGCGCCAAGGTCGGCGTTGCGCTGATGCTGTACTTGCCCTGTGGCACTTCGATCACGCCGTTGGCGTCCGGCACCACGTACTCCACCTGCGTCGCCTTACGTCGGCCGACCTCCGCCACCAGGGCGGTGTCGCTCACGGCTGGTGATGGCGGCGTGGATCCCCACGCAGCATTGCCTGACCCCCAGGCCATGTGTGCAGTGCGGGCTTTGATGGCGGTCGCAATCGCCGTGCGCCCGCTCAGCGTGAGGATTGCGGCCATCGTTCTGAGCTCCTGCCTTGCATCCTACTCAGCTTGTCGTGGTGACCTTGCTGCTCACCACGTAGCCGGCTCCTTCCCAACTGAAGTCGCCCCAGTTCAGCTGGTTGCTCCAGATGGTGCCGGCATCGAAACGACTGGCGAAGGTCGGCCAGATTTCGGTCATCGCGCCGTCGAGGTTCAGCACGTGCCATTCCTCATCCAGGGTCCCTTCATCGAGAAGGAACCGGTCAAGGTGGACGACCGACACGCCGATGATTGCCAGTGCGCCAGCGTCCACCGTTGCGTTCTCTTCGACGCTGGTGGCGCGGTAATCGCCGTAGCTGATCTGCGGCCAGTCCGGCCGCGGCCTGGTGCCGGTGTGATCGCTCAGCGGGCCGCCGTCTGACAGCAGGCTGAAATCGAGCACGAAGCGCCGGTGGTCGTAGACGCTGTAGATCCGCTGCAGGCGGCTGCGGACTGGTGTGCTGAGCGCCGCCACGGCCGCCATGCGGTCGATGATCGCCTCGCTAGTGGTCGGCGCCGCCAGACCCAGCTGGTACTCCGCCCAGCGGTAGCTGCCGCCCTCGGACTCCTCGACCTGACCGTCGATGCCGATCCAGTCCAGCGCCAGGCGGATGGACTCAGGCGTGCCACGGATCCGCTGCCATGGGATGCCGAGCTCGAGTGCGGTGCGTTCATCCGAGACGTAGGGCAGGATCTCGGCGAGGCCGTATTCGTAGATCAGCCACGGCACCACGCTGTCGGGGATGTTGCTGCGCTTCGCCGTGCG